TATCTGCGAACTGTCGCTCGCTCTGAGCCAGGCAACCTGTTTATCAGCAGAGACGGCAAGGTCGTATTCACAGACCGCAACGCTGCTCCTGCTTCTGGTGGCGTGACTCTTGCCGATGACGGCACAGGCATCCCGTATCAGGGCATGAAGGTTGTTTACGGATCAGAGTTGCTTTACAACGAGATTGTCATTGGCTCTGACCTAGCAGGAACGGTTGTTGCACAGGATACGGCCTCAATCGCTCAGTATGGTGTGCTCAATCTGACTCAAACAGGTCTGCTGATGAGCGACCCTACCTATGTGCAGAACCTAGCCATCTACTACGCAAGCAAGTATTCACAGCCTGAGTATCGCTTTGAGTCTGTTGACATCGTTATTGACGAACTCAGCGATGCACAACAGCAGGCTATCCTTGGGCTAGAGATTTCAGACTTCGTGACCATCAAGTTCACGCCAAACGGAATCGCACCTGCCATCGAGAAGATTGCAGAGATTATCCGCATTGACGATGACATCACGCCTGAGAACCATGTTGTGTCGCTAGGCTTTGCAACACTCGACTATTTCCTCTTGGTCTTGGATGACCCAGAGTTTGGTAAACTAGACAGAGGCGCACTCGCCTTCTAAGGAGAAATGTAATGGCAGGATTAGGCTATAAGGTCTGGTCAGCAGGCGATGTATTAGCCGCCGCAGATGTTATGAACTACCTGATGGATCAGTCTGTCATGGTGTTCGCAAGCTCGGCTGCTCGTAGCTCGGCACTTGGCACAGCGACCTCTGAGGGTATGGTCACCTATCTGCGAGACACTGATCGCATTGAGGTTGCTACCGGCACAGCTACTTGGGTTCAGGTTTATCCTGCCTCGGTGACCTCGCTACCTGGCACAGCAGTTGTGTTCGGTTCAACCGCTGTATCTGCTGCCTACACCGCAGTTTCAGGTTTGGACAATGCCACCATCGTTGTCACTGGAACTGCTGCTGTAACCGTCACAGTCCCAGATGTTCTTGCCGTTGGCGATTCCCTAAACATTATCCGTGACACTTCGGGAACTGTAACCATCGCCGCAGGAACAGGCGTAACCTCTTGGGCAGGAGCAGGAACAGCAGGAACAGCCGTCACCTTCAAAATCGACCAGCAGTTCAACGGTGCGCAGGTTATCAAGACTGCCGCCAACACTTACCGAGTTATCGGAAAGATCACCGTCTAATGCCTTTTGGTTTAGGTTTCTTCGCAACCGCTGGTGCAGGTG